AAATACAACGCATATGCAAATTGTTTGGCATAGAAACAAGCGCACTACTTAAAATAGAAAATGATACCGGCATAGACGTTTCTAAAGTCCGTTTTAAGAGTGCGTTATCGGATAGCGATAAAATACTCCGTATTCAGCAATTAAAGCGCAAACAAGGCATTTTAAAGGATATAGAGGACATAAGAACGATTGTGGAAAACTCAAACCTAACAGAAATAGAAAAGCAAGCCATTTTCGGCGTGATCGCCTGCATAAAGTACGGCAACCGTCTAACCGATGCGGATATTGATTTGATGTTTAGAATAGATAGGAGTGAAAGAAATGATTAAAGCAGCGCTTTATATAAGAGTATCAACGGCAGAACAAACATTACACGGCTTGTCACTGGATGCGCAACGCGACGCACTAACAGAGTACGCAAACCGTCACAACATGCAAATAGTCGGCATATATGCGGATGAAGGAATAACCGCTAGGAAACGACTGGATAAAAGAGACGCTTTTCAGCGTCTTATTTCAGACGTAAAGCAGAATAAAATTGATTTGATTTTAGTAACAAAACTCGATAGATGGTTTCGTAACATAAAAGACTACTACAACACACAAGAAATACTTGAAAAACACTGCTGCAACTGGCGCACCATATTCGAAAACTATGATACGTCTACCGCATCCGGTAGACTCCATATAAACATCATGCTATCTGTAAATCAGGATGAATGTGACCGCACAAGTGAGAGAATAAAAGCAGTTTTTAAACATAAGATAGAAAAGCATGAATATATCAGCGGAAACACACCACTAGGATACAAACTAGAAAATAAGCAACTTGTAAAAGACTCCTATCAATCCGAAAAGATAGAATTTATTTTCGACCATTTTTTACTGCATCAGAATAAAACAAGGCTTTTGCTCGATTATAACGACAAATTCAACACAAACTTTTGCTACCATAGCATAACGAACATTTTGCAAAATGAAATATACACTGGAAAATATAGAGGCGTTTCGGATTTCTGCGAACCATATATAGACGCCGCTACTTTTAAGAGAGTTCAAGAGGCTCTTAAAAATAACATCAGGGAAAAGAAAAATAAACGTGTCTACGTATATTCTGGCCTACTGGTTTGCCAAGAGTGCGGCGCTGTACAAATAGGAACGTCTTTTGTAAAAAAGAATAAAACATACAAGTATTATAAAAAGAATACCGTGCACGCTAGGAAATGCTGTTCCTGCATTAAAAACATTAGCGAGGATAAAATAGACGGTTTTATTTTGGAAAATCTGCAAAAAGAATTAAAGAAATACAAGGCTACTTTTACCGTGTCCGATAAAAAAGAAGATAATTCAAAAAAGCGTGAGAAAATCGAAAAGAAGATGCGCAGACTGAAAGAATTATATCTTAATGAATTGATAGACCTAGACGAATACAAGGCTGATATAAGCGCGTATAAGGCAGAATTAGAGTCGTTAGAGGATACGAACGATAAAAGTAACATAGAGGCTGTAAACGCCCTTTTAAATCTCGATATAAAAGAGCTGTGGCCGCTGCTTGACTTGTCAGAACGTCAAGCAATCGCAAGAAGTGTTATAAAAAGAATAACTGTATCTTATAGCACTGTTACCGGGATAGAATTTTTATAAAAAATTCTCACTAACTTATAGCGGCCATTAGGTTACTTTAAGTTAGTGAGAAAAATTAAGCTCTCGTACCATATCTCTTGTTAAGTATATTCCATTCTCTAAGCATTTCCGTTGTAAAAAGCAACTTACCATATCTTTTATTTAGATACCGCCACTCTTCCAACATATCGCCAGGAAACAATTTTTTTAATATATACGTTGTGTCATCTTTTCCGCAAAAACTACGCTCTCCTACCTTTTCAGCGGTATACATTCCAAGTATATCATGGCCATGCTTTACGTTAGTGGAAAAGAAACGAGTACCAATTCCAAGCACGTCGCATATTTCCGTTGCATCGCCACGCATAAGCTCTTTCCCGTCAAGGTCCTTTAAACTGTATACAATCACTTTTCTTACTCTTCCCATTTACATATCCTCCAACTTCTCTAAATCTTTAAACTCATGTTCTATCGCATTTTTTCGATTTCCTACTTTTACAGCGTTTTCGTTCACGCATGATACAATATGCATGTCCATAAATGCCAATACAACCAATAAAACTACATAAATTTTTTTCTTGCTTTTCATATTCAAGCCCCCTTCCATCTCCCCGTATAGCCGATAGGCCTATTTACCTTCACCAAAAACTCTTGTCTATTATCTACTACCATCTTTACCACCTTTTACCTTTCTTTGTTTATTTGCTCTTCCTTAACTATCTTTATCATATGACATTTGTTGCATAGTGTCAATAATTTTTTGGAAAAAATTTGTAAAAACGTGGTATAATATGTTTGTAGCAAAGAAATGTTAAAACACACTAAGCAATTTTTTTATATTTTTGCTATGGTATTTCCCCAATCAAAAAATTTCATCAGGCGCACAAGAGAGCCATGCTATTGTAGCATGGCTTTTCTTGCATCTATACAACATTTGTAGTATAATAAAAGAAAAAAGGTAGGTAAAATGGTATGACAAAACTACAAAATGTTAGAATAAACAAGGGTTTAAGCCAATCGCAGTTGGCAGCAGTATCAGAAATTAGTACTGGAGTATTGCAAGGCTATGAGAGCGGCAGACGGTCGTTTGACGGTGCGAAACTAAACACGATATTAAGCGTATGCCTAGCGCTAGGATGCAAGATAGAGGATGTTATAGAGGATACGGCGCTATTAGAAAAATACTACTGTATAACAAAAGATATATAAAGCACCAAACAGAACATTTACATGAAATAAAATAATGGTATAATAAAAATGTATCAACTACACGTTTTTATACTTTTGTACTTTTACCCTTTCTTGAAAAAGAGACAAATAAAATCTTCCTGCAACGAAAAAGCGATTGTTTAAATACAGTCGCTTTTTTATTGTATTTTTTACAAAAATATGATTGAGGAAATGCATAATATATATATTAAGGTTTCACCTTAATAGTATTAGGGGATGTGGATAAGTGGAAAAGTTGTTCTAAGCCTTGATTTTACTGAGTTTATCGTGTTGATAACTATGTTGATATGATGTGGAAAGTATGTGGATAGAATGTGTATAACTTATCAACGTAGCGTTGATAAAAATGTGGATAAGAAAAAACCCCTCATAATAGAGGGGTTTTCTCATGTATATTCTTGTAGCTGACTATATTATACAATATTCCGACATTTTCCGCAATCTTATTTCAGATAATTCTTACTGCAAAAGCCTGTATATTTCTTACCGCCTACCATTGAATCTACTAACATCCACTTAGTACCGTTTACCTCTGTATAATATCCGTAGCAAATAGCTTTCGTTCCTTTTGGCATTGTGACAATGATTGTTTTATTTGTACCGGCACCGATTCGCAGATTCAAATTAGCAGTTGTTGTATATGTACCTTTTAAGGCCGTATTTCGGCTTTTGGCGGCTTCTAACGTTCTAGTGGTAGTCTTGCTAGGCTCTGCACTTGTTTTGCCCGTATAACGTAAAATATGCGTCCACGGATGATTATTATATGCATGTACCTCGATTTCGTGTCCCGTTTGGTCACCTGGCTTGCCGCCCGTGGTTTTGCCATTCTCATTGATTCTTGCATCCACCATCTTACCATCGCCGCAGTAAATGGCCGTATGGTGACCGACGTTTAGAAGAATGTCGCCCCTTACAAGCCCTTTGCCGCTGCTTAACGTCACTTTGCTAGTAACATCCGCAAATCCGCACGCCTTAAAAGCGTTTAGCATATTTCCCGTGTAGCTTGCTCCGTGTGCTTTTACTGGGATGCCTGCACGGTCTACCGCATCGCATACAAGGCCGCTACAATCATAGTCAGGGTTTCCATTTCTATTCACTTGGTCGTAGCCGTGGGAGTTGTCCCACGCTACGTTTTCCGCAAAGTTTGTGTATTTCTCAATTTTACTCATAGTTTTTTACCTCCGGCAATCCTGCAACGCTTGTCAATAAAGATACAATCCCAGCTAATACAGCAGACGAAACAAACAATTTCCAGTCAACGGCACTAATCATAGTAGCGGCACCAATCACGCCGACGGCCGTTTGCGCTACTGTTTTAACTGCTCTAATAGATGCACATTTTAACCATTTTTTAAAATCATTACTCATTTAAAACACTTCCTTTTCTAAATCGCTTATTCTGTGGTTAATCACTTTTATCTGTTCCTCTACAACTGGGATACGCTGTGCAAAGTTGTTATGCTCTCGCACCTCTCTTGTAAGCTCTTCTACTTTGCAATCTGTAACGGCTTGCGCCGTCTCAATCTTATGCTCAATCTGTCTATTGCTATGCGAGCAAGTGATAATCACGCCCAATAGAGACAAGCCGCCAGTTATTAGTGCTACTAAGATATCGTTAATCATTGCCGCCCCTCCTAATCAAAAGTCAATGTATAGGTTACTTTCATTGTTTGGCTTGCCGTTTTTGTTACTGGCGTAGTTAGGTTGTTTATTGTAGCCAAATAGCCACAGTATTTTCTGAAAGATAAACCCCTGCCGTTACCTGAAAACGTATCGTAGAATAATAAAGGATTGCCAATACATTGTGAATACTTATGAGAAGAATATGTTAAATCGCTAGTCCAATAAGATGTATTATTTTTTATATCGACATAACGTGTAACATCTAAATTAGTTGTCAATAATACATCGTTGTATCTAGTTGACAATGCATTAACTGACGGAGTCCATGAACCTAAATACTTTACAATAGTACTATCCGATATTTTTACCGCATAATGCCTATATGTTTCGCTTGTTGTAGGAAGTATTAACCATTCATCATTTATTACTGCATACGCATATTTAGGAATAATTGGATAGCCCGTTTTATTATACATTTTTGTGAGTGTAGGCTGCATATTTTCATCTATTTTCAGAATGTAAAATTCGCCGTTTGTATTCAAACTATTAGACGTTGTATATACTCTATAATAGTTTTTGTCGCAAGTAATAGGGTATGATTCATAATATGATGCACTGTTTAAATAAGTTCTCAAGTCGTCTGGAATTGTCACCGTATACTCTTCTAATAAATTATCGCTCAATTCGTTCGAGTATTTTACATTCAACTTCGATAGATTGATACCGTATTTTTTAAATACGATAGTCCCGTTTGTTTTTGGGCTATATCCGTCTTTGTCTTGCCATAATAAAAAGTTGTTTTTAGAATCAACATATACTAATTCTAAATAGCTTATATATGTTCCGTCTGGATAATGCAATTCTAAATTCGAACCGTTGTATGTTTCAAAAAGTTTCAAACCGTCGCATCCAGTAGGCGCAGACGTAAAACGATAGCCACTCGTACCGTTTCCAATACCAATGCATCCGCCTGCCGCACTTGTTAGAGCGCAACTTTTTATTGTGCCGTTTGCTTGTGCCGTTGAAAAATCATATACAAGTTTGACGCTACCATCAGCCTGTATGCCGCTTTCAGTCGTGTTAAAACTGCCTAACTCTGTAACATTTCCACTATTCGATACACCATAGCAACCGTTTCCAACCATTTTCATGCCGGCTTTCGGCAAAACGTTGTCAACATCTTCCGCTAGCTCTGTATCAAATAGCATAATGCCGCCTAAAAGCGTCTGCCATGCGTCTTTACCTCTTACATTGCTATCCGTCAAGCAATTATGAGAAATGCAATAGTCGGCCAAAAAATATTTAAGCGCATTTGTCACCATGTTATCATTTTCAAACGTCTGTACAGCTCCTGTGTTTACGTCTGTTAATTCTATCTTAGAATGTCCTTTCATATCTACACCACCTAATTAGTAAAGTTTATTCTTACTTCTGTTACTGTGTCGCCTGCGTCCTGCAAAACAAAACGCATGATAAAATCAGTCAAGCCGCTTATTTTAGCGTTCCACTGGTCCGTTGATATTGCCTCTAACTGCTCTTTACTCATGCCGCCGCTACTATCGACCGTTACCCAGTCTGTCCCGTTGTTCGCCTCGTATGTCGTGCCGCCGTCAAAACTGCAAGAAAATACTGGCAATCCCTCTACTGTGGCCGTAGCGTTTTCTATACCCGTGATAGACTCGTGTACAACTGTGATTGCGCGCTCTACCGATTGCGGAAAAGGTGTGGCCGTTACTGTCGCCGACACGCTTATATCTGCCGTATCATCGTCACACCACATAAGCACTTCCGGCTCTGTTAGGCTTGTGAGTAAATCGCCGCTTGGCACGTTATCCATGCCGCTATCTGTGAATACTTGCGCCGTTAAATCTGCAACTGTGATTTCGTTTAACGCTCCATCTACTACGTTGTAATATGTCGCACCGTCTCGAATTAAGTACTTTTTCGTATAAAGGTAGTCGCCTTGTGGCAACTCGTTTTTAGCCATGTATGTACCGTCTGATTGTGCGTAAAAAGTAACATATGGATTTTCTACGGTAGGCTTCGTATAAGTCACACCGTCAAGGGAAAACGTACCATCATAATTAGACGTTGGTATATTTACCATTGAAAGCAAAATATCGCCTGTATCAAAAATTATAAGGTCGTATGTCAGACGATAGTCGCTTGATGTATATTTATAATTAGAGTAACCATCCCAACGTAATCTGTAAAATTCATGTTTATTTCGTAAACTTCCTTTAATTTCCGACCATAAATTATACATAGCCGCATCACGTCTATTTACTTTTAAATCTTCGTTTGTAGAATTCAATCCTATCCAGCTATTTCCGTTTGCACATATAGTAGAAAGCAACGTGTTTTTATAATACAACCATGCTTCACTACCAAACGAAAGACTCTTACTATTATCGTCGTACTTTGTATCATTCACCCATTGAGAAAAACCGCTAGCGTCTGCTCTAACTAATTCTTCCCAACTCTCATAATTAGCCATTTACTCGATCACCACACTTTCTACGCTATTAAACTGCGACAAATCCATAGACAATACCGCAAGTTTGCCGCTATCAATCGTATCAATAACGCTAGTAAACGTATAACTCTGTTTTAACGCTATCTTACCGTTTGACTTGTCTATATACTTAGTATTATATACCAAATCTTGACAATTTGCATCAATAACCGCGTCTTTTACAACATATTCGTCGTTAACATATGCGCTAAATTCCTGGATGACTACGCTACTTATTTCGATAGCGTCCATCTTTTCAGTGCGTTCAATTACTGTCGGATTTTTCAACGCAATAGCAACATTATCAGTAAACGTCGCTATATCAATGCTTGTTATTTCTACACTCTCGATATTTTCGCTAAATTCTAACGTTCCGTCCCAAGACGAACCGCCGTCGATTCCTTGCGCATATGCCACTAGCCGAGCCGCTCCTACTGCTATATCACATTGCGGCTCTGTCGTGTCGATTTCTACCGTATCATAGCTAGTTGACGGTGTATCTGCGCATAGTGCGGAAATAGCGTTTTTAAGCGTCGCTATCTCTGCATCCTGCGCCCTTACTTTGCTTGTCGTGTCTGCGTAGCATTTCGCTAGCAATCGAATTGTAAAACGTGCATCCTGCTTTGCGTTCTGCACATATACAAGCGTTTGTACGTGCTTGCCTGCCGTATAATAACCAGTAAAAACTGCGTCCTCAATCGGCGTCATAAGGTCGTAAAGTTCAAATTTAACGATTCCGTCTAAGTCTTGCTCCCACTCGATAGATGCCATAATAATCGGCTTACAGTCTGCCGTTGCACTGTATTTGATATCGCATAAAATACAACTTTCGTTAGTTACTGATATTTTATCCGTATTTCTTCCAGTAACGACAACCACACTTTTACTTTCAATTTGACTTTCGGTGCTACTGCTATTTTTCTGCGACTTGTCTTTTATGCCCTGTAATCGTGGATTTTCTCCAAAACATTTTAACGTTTCTTTCTTCCTATACTCAAATTTATATTCCATGATATAGGATTGCACCGTGTTATCTGTGCAGTTGATGTTATCGCAAGTAATTAAGTCGCCTAAATCATAAGCTGGGTTCGGTGGTATATACAACTGTGCCGGAGTATAGGTTATTCCTATAACAGTATTGCAAATATTGTCTATGATTTTTTGCTTTTCCTTTTCCGTGCCGCCTACGATTGGAATGTCGCCCAAGTCCAAAACTAGCGCATCCTTATTATTGCTCTTATTGCTCTTATAAGGATAGAAATTTTCATTTGCAAAAAATCTACACTTTACACCGTTGTATTTTACCTCATAATCTTCGAAGGAACATCCTAATAAGCGACTGCTTTCCGTGTTAATATCCGCTATATCCTGAGTAAATGATGTAAATTTTAACTTGCCGTTTCGGTCGATTGACGCAAAGCAGCACACCACACTCGAAAGGTAGGAAATTGCATCCCTGTATGTGTCGACTTGCTCCGGGCGTATAGCAAAAGTCTCGGTAGCATTTACGTGTAAAGCGTCCATTTCTTCGTCCGTCTGCGCAAGCTCCAAATTACAAACATCAGCGATATATTTCGATAAAGTCTTAAAATCTCCAAGAATGTTATCGGTGCACTCTTCGTCAAGATTGCTCATTTCATCTATGGCCGTGATTTTTAGCATCTTGCCTGTTCTTACTGCACTATCTACGAAAAATACGCCTAGCGGCACTGTTTCTGTGGTTCCGTCGTCTAAAATGATGTTATAGTCCAGTTTTATTCTTGCGTGATATTTTGGCGTGACTAGCTTATAGCGATCAATGTCAGCGATAATAGTAAAACCACATTCCCCGGCATAAACTGCACCAAACTCTAGCTTGCTATTATTTACGCATCTGTTTGTTACATAAAGCGTATCTTTTAAGATATTGCTATCGTCTATTCTAAACGGGTCCGTACTCCCTAAAAGGGAGATATAGCCCGTCACGGTGCTTTTTCTCACACTGTTTTCTATTGCGTTTAGATACTCATTACTCACGTTATACAAGCCATATCACCCCCTTAGCATCCCTCTAGCGTCATAGACACATCATAGAGCCGTATTTTACCGTTATCAAATTTAAGCGTCGCTTTTGGGCTTTTGCAACGCATATTGCAAGTTATCATTTCCTCAAATTCCAAGTACTGAACCTCAAAAATAGGTGATGCCGTTACCGCATCTATAAGCTCTTTTGTTTCCTTATAGCCCAAATTCGTCCACGATACAGATATACTAGGCACCTTGTTTTTTATCTGTTCGATATAGGTCGAACCGTTTTCGAAAGTTTCCTCTGTGCCGTTTATCTCCGTATAGGTCAAATCGTATTTTGTAGCAGACGGCGCCGCAACGCCGCCAATATATAACTCTGCCATTACGCACGCCCTCCACTTCTAATAGTTTTTCGGTTCTGCCTTGTCAAAATGTATTCGTCAATCGCATCAGAACCAATGTAAATAGGGAAAATCCAGTCGCCGCCGCTCTCTTCTTCGTTCGACTTGCTCTTGGAATTGCTCGAATAATCACTATACGACGTTGTTTTGCCAAGTCCGCCACGGCTCGAACTGCTAGAAGAAAGATTTTTCTTTGCGTTCATGATGTCAAGTAAATTCTGCATCTTTCCGCCCGAAAGACTGGCATTATTTATCGATGCGCTTGCCGTTGCGGCCATGTCTCCCGTGAGGCTCTGCATTTCTGCGATAACTACACCTTTGCTGCTTTTAATTCCGGTTGCAAGTCCGGTCATAAAGTCAGGCATATACGTCTCGTAGTCTGTCAATGGTCCAACATCCGGAACGGAAAAGTGGATATAGCTTTTAATCGTGCTAGCAACGTCGCTTACTGCATCCTTAACCTTGCCAATCATAGAGCGGATACCGTCCACAAGCCCTTTAATAAAGTCCTTGCCCCACTCAATCGCCTTGCCAGGCAATGATGTAATAAAGCTAATAGCACCGTTAAAACCGTTTTGCACTGTGCTTGTAACGTTTCCAAGTGCACTACCAATACCGCTAACAAGGTTTTTAAATCCGCTAACACCGCTTTCTTTTATTTTACTCACAATAGTAGTTGTTGTGTTACCTATAAGCGTCCATCTGTTTTGCACGTCCGTTTTAGCGTTGCTCATGGCCGTACTCACTCCACTTTTAAGAGTATTAAAAGCGTTTACCGCTCCCGTCTTGGCTTCTCTTGCCTTATTGGATACAGTCTCTTTTAAACTATTCCATACGGACCCTGTATTTTCTTTTACCGCTCCCCAAATAGTAGCGGCGTTTTGTTTTGTTGTATTAAAAGTATTTGTGACGTTATTTTTTATGGCACTTGCCGCACCTCCGACCGTGCTTTTAATGCCCTCCCACTTACTCGATGCAGTATCTTTTATACTGGTCCATAGGTCGCCAAAAAAGTCCTTTATGCCGCCGCCGATTTCGCTAAATTTGTCACCTAGCGCACTAAAAGCACTAGGCAAGGTTTCCGTAAAAAATCCTACCAAAGAATCTACAGCGCCGCTCACACAATCCACGATCCCGTTCCATGCACTAATAGCTGCCTGCTTTACTGTATCCCAATTCGCAACTAATAAGGCAATAACCGCAATAATGGCAGTAATGACCAATACAATAGGATTAGCAAGTAAAAACGCAAAAAATCCGGATAATGCCGGCATAAGTGTACCAGTTACAAATGTTACAATCGTTCCGCCGATACTAATGACCGTACTAACAGCCGACCCAATCGTACCAACTGCCGTTATGATTTTACCAATAATCAAAAGCAATGGTCCAGCCGTTACAAGTACTAAGCCTGCTACCTCAATAACTTGTCTTACTGGTTGCGGAAGCTCTCCAAATTTACTTGATAGGTCCGTGATAACATCCACGCAATTTTTAATAATCGGTGTGAAATCTTCACCAAACTGAATAGCGATTCCCTCTAAGGCAGATTTCAATTTTGTAATGGAACCGCCTAAATTATCCTGCATTGTATCGGACATATTTTTCGCCGCGCCCTCGCTTCCGTCGATTGCACTACACAACTTTGCAAAATCCGCATCACTGGAGTTTGCAATAGCAAGAATACCGCTCATCGCCTCTTGACCGCCTAACATGGCCGCCGTACTTGCCTGTTCGCTCTCTGTCATTCCTGCGAATCCTGTTCGCATATCTTCCATGATTTCCCTAAATGATTTCATGGTGCCGTCGCTATTAGTCATAGACAAGCCTAAAGCGTCCATAGCCGTCTGGCTCTCTTTTGTCGGTTTGGCCATACGTGTCAATGTAGATCGCAACGCCGTTCCTGCTTGGCTTGCCTTAATACCGCTATTAGCCATAAGACCGATAGCTACCGACATATCCTCGGCAGAATAACCCAAACTTCCTGCTACTGGTGCAACATATTTAAATGTCTCACCCATCATGGAAACGTTTGTATTAGCGTTAGAGGATGCGGCCGCCAATACATCAGCAAAATGGCCCGAATCACTAGCCTGCAAACCGAAAGCCGTTAAAGCATCCGTTACAATATCGGATGTTGTAGCCAAATCCTCACCGGATGCGGCGGCAAGGTCCATAATACCGCTAATACCGCCAATCATATCTTCTGTTTTCCACCCTGCCATTGCCATATACTGCATAGCCTCTGCCGATTCTGATGCACTAAATTTTGTCGTGGAACCCATTTCTTTCGCCGTATCACGCAATTTTTCCAAGTCTGCGCCTGTTGCTCCAGATATAGCGGAAACTTGGCTCATTGCACTATCAAAGTCGCTTGTCGTTTTTGCCGCAGCCACACCGATGCCGCCGACTGCTGCCGAAACTGGCATGATTGTTTTCCCTACGCCACTTATCTTATTGCCTATGTTCTGCATGGATTGACTAACGCTAGTAGCTCCACTGTTCGCCGCCGCAGTTACATCATTCATCGCACTTTGAACCGTGTTAGCAACGTTGTTTTGTCCTACAACTATGTCGAGTGCAATTTCTCCCACACTCTGTGCCATAACAACACCCCCTTTTAAGCTAGTGCCATCGCAAGCATATTAGACATACTTTGCCTATATGCCTCTTCCTCATCAATGTTTCTATTTCGCCAATTATTACGGATTTCATGTTGTACCTTTGTAAAGTTTTTCAATACGTCCGCATCCTCTTCGCTCCGAATAGCCACGATTCTGCCTAGTGCTGTATCTGCACTTAGGCAGCCTAATAAGTCGCTAAATTCGCGCCAACTCATTTCCGTTTCGCTCAACCTCACGCCGTACTGCTCTAAAAAACTGGCCTCTATCAATGCGTAGTCGTCTAACAGATCATACCACGCCTCTACACTAGGGAGTGTTTTTCTTTACTTGATTCGCCAAATCCTCGTACTCTTGTCCCGTTGCAAGTGCTAATACATTTAAAAGCAGTTTCTTTTCGTTCTCGACGTAATTCGCCGAATTGTTAATTACTTCTAGCACTTCCTTTGCCGCCTCTTTTCCAAGTAAAAGAGCCAAAATTTTTTCGTCTACGTCAATGCCAGACTCTTTCCCTTTTTCAATCTCCATAGAGCTTTTTCTCTGCAACTCATTTAAAAGAAGAATTGTAGTTTTATCGTTTTTTACTGTGTATGTTTTTCCAAATAATACAATCTCTGGCGCATCTGCATCAATGTATTTACTAATATCAATAGTTTTTTTCATATTGTTTTATCTCCTTTACCAAAAATAGCGACGGTTTTTATTCCGCCGCTTTGAAATTTTACAATTGGCTATTTTTACGGTGTATCTGTAACGCTTGGCTTGCCGTGTCCTGTCAAGGTTCCTTCTAAGCCGCCTACGTCAGTGGCTTTACCATTTGCACCGTTGTTTGTTACCGCACAAGCCATCTTTTCCCATGTGATAACTTTTCCCTCCGGTGTGGTGATTCTAGCAGAAATATAAGCGTCCTCACCAGTCTCCATGATTTTACCGGCAATAAAATCGTTACCTGCATCACCGATGCATCGTTTACCTTTAAACTCAATCTTGGCAGATTTTCCGGTAACTAATGCACTATCCCATCCGCCACTTGCAAAGCTAGACCATGTTTCTGTGTTATTGTCGATAGTCAAACTTACTTCCTCAAGCTCTGCTACTGTGCTCCATGTATCTACACCAGTCAAAACTTCAAAGTCGTTTGCGTGCACCGGAAACACTCCACTCGATACTTTTCCCATGCTCTATACCTCCATTTCTAAATAAAAGTTTACTTCTATGACATATTCATATATTTTGTTTTCGTCCGTGTCTACGTCTATCGGTTCATCCCATAGCAATTCAATCATATAGACTTTTCTGCCGCCGATTTCTGCATCATGGCATTGATCAAGCGCCTTATACAGATTTTGCGAAAGCGACTCTGTCTGCGACTTGCTCTTATAACCATGCACAAGCAAGCTAATAGGCTTAATTTCGTACTTTTGCGCATTGCTAATACATTTATGCCTTGTGTTGCTTTTAAGGCCGTATACGCCTAATTGAGACGTTTTAGCCGTATCTATACGGCCGATACCGTAGCCGCTAAACAAGCCAAACGCTTTAATAAAGTCTTTTACATCCTCTAACTTAACCATTTTACACACCTGCATTTCTAGCGTACAACTGGCAGAATATCTGCCGAGCATTGTCTTTTTTGCTTCCGCTTAAATACGGTTCTAGCCACTTGCCGCATGCTCTACCGTTAAAAGTACGCCTAAAGTTGTACTCCGGATGGAAATACAACCGCCTTGCGTATGGAGTGATACTCACAATACTTACACGGCCGTTACGCTTTTGTGAGTCGTCTACAAAAGTACTATCGTTTTGTAGGTTTCCCGTATTAAATGGCATTGTATTCGACTGCTGCAAATCCGTTAAAAGTGCGTCGGCCGTCATAGCAAGCGTGTCATACTGTGCACGCGTCAATTCGTTTAGGCGGCTTGTGTTTAGCGTTATACGGCTAGATACTCGTACATTACTTGACATATTACATCAACTCCAATTCTGTATAATTGACGGTGCCGTCAAAATTCAAGTGCTTTTGGCCTGCGTATATGTCGTATATCTCACCGTTATACTCTACCGTGCCGCCCTCGATTTTTGCCACGTCAGGAAAAGCGTCGCCTTGAAACATTGCCTTTCCGGATATGGTTACAATCTCTTTTTTGGCCGTTAGTTTTTGAGTGCTCTTGAATTGCAAGTTGCATGGTAAATCTGCAAGGGTTGTTATATCTTCTGCGCCATCCTCATTCAAACCGTTGGAGATATTTACCGTTACAACTGCATTTAAAGCCCACTTAGGAACCAAACAAGGGTACATATTTACACCCCCAAACTACGGCACGTCAAGCCAGTTTGACTCAAATAGGCGTAAACGTCTTTCTGTACGACCACGCCGCCGATCATGGTACAATTAGCAGCAGTACCGCCGAAAGAAATACTTGCACCGTTTAGGCTATAAGAATTTATTAAACTGTTAATCATTTCACCGTTTTCATTCTCAAAATCAGCCATCATGCAAGCGCACTCTTTTAAGACATGTTCTTGAAACTCTGTTAATTGCTTATTTACGGCACGATTAAAAGTTAGGCTATCAATATGCCTACTTGCTTGTTTCAACGCATTATTTGCCGTTTCTTCGTCCATCATGCCTTTATACTCTGTCGAATAATATTCAAAATCAGCGTACACTTTAAATCACCGCCTTTATTTCGTCTCGGCCTTAGCCCCTCGGCCTCTCCGTTTAGCCGGTGCTTTTTCTTTCGGCTCTGCCGCCTCTACTGGCGGGTTCATAAAGCCTTTTTGTGACTGACTCCCCTCTTTTGGGAAGTCAATCACACGCCCGATAATGGTACCCATTATGTTCTCGGTGCAACCGAAACATAAACGCCGGCTTTTTTATTCTCGTATACATGGCCGTACAGATTGTAATTTCTGTACTTGAACACGTGAGAGTCGCCGTTTTGGTCTTGGTCAGGGCTAAAGTATTTAATGTACTGCTCCATAGCGCAAGTAACCGCAGAACGTTCTACAATCATAAAGTTAATGTCCTGCGCATCAGAAGCAGCCGCATAACCGTATGTTGATGTACCGTCGTTTAATACGATTTTTGTTTTCATTCTGTTAGACGGTACAACGGAGATATTAGAAAACTCTGTTAAAATGTCTCTTGAATATTCAAGGGATTTTTTCTCAACCGCCCTATACAGAGTAGGAGTAATTAACAGGATTCTGTTTTCTGCCGGAACCTCATTCTCATCAAGGTTTGACATTGCATCAATCAAAGCCTCTAAGATTGTGTCTCCTGCAACGGCTCCCTCGATTGCCGTTACTCCGTTAGTGCCTGCAATCTTGGCAATTCTAGCAGCGTCAGTCTCAGGAACAACCTTAGTACGGATAAACTCGCCCATCAGCTTTGCAAAAGGAATCTGCAAGGATTCGTCGTTATCCAGTCTATCAATTCTTAAGTCCTGTGATCTCTCTTTGTCATATTTAACTGTTTCCCATGTAAGAGTTGTATTGCCCTGCGTATAGCCGCTTGCTCTGCTAAAATCTCCTAAACCGTCCATATCCAGTTTAGCAATTTTTACCTCGCCGTTGCCCTGTTTCTTTACGGTGGTTTCGTCGCCCTCTAAGATAGCCGTTTTACATTCCTGTTTGTAAAGTTCATCTAACAGAGGGAGATAAATTTTCGACAATTCAATGTTATTCATGTCCTAACCTCTCTTTCTACTTTTTCGGCTTAAGTCCGAAAAGTTTTCTGATTTCGTCGTCGGTGCCGCCCTGTTCTGTTTTACTGCCGTCGGCTCCGACCGTAACAAATCCGTTATTTGCGTTGTTTTTCAGTGCCGGGATATCCTTTAAAACGGTTTCAAAAGCCGTCTTTACTGCGCTCTCATCTACATCTCCACTCTCGTTCATGGCTTTTGATAAATCGGCCATCTTAATCAAATAAGGGGCCGTTGAGTTATCAATTCCCATATCCAAAGCCATGGCCATAGCTTTGTTGTTTAGCGTATTTTCTCTAATCTGCGCTTTTAACTGCTCATTCTCTGCCTTCATAGTGTCGAAAGCAGTTTCTTTTTCGTGCGCCTTATTAGCTTTGTCATGCTTATACGCTACAATAGCCGCTTTTACTTCATCCTCGGAAAGTCCCTGTTGTTCAAAGTAGCTTTTTAGTACTGCATTTTCCTTAGACTGGATACCTTTGTTTACCATAGACTCGATTTTGTCGTAGTCTACTACTACGTTATTCGCCTGTGTAGGCGCATTGCTCTGTGGTTCGCTATTAGATACTTGTGTGTTATCATCCATTTTCTTTTCCTCCATAACCCAATTTTTAAGTACTGGTAACTTATCCGCATCTTTTAAAAGCTCCGTGCTTTATGTTTCTATTATACCACAAAAAGCCGTACAAATAAAGGCATTTGTAACACTTTTAAGTCAAAATGCCTTTTTATGTTTTTGCCTCTTGCTTAAAAGAGTCTAACATAAAAAAAATCATGTTAGACAAGATGTTAGACACCGAAACCCTTGATTTTACTGGCTTTATAGTATATAGTCTAACATTCTAACGTATCTAACATATATATATACTTATATGGGAGAGATAAAATAAGAGTAATATGTATTCTCTTATTTGTTACGTGTATATATAGGCATATGGGGGGAAAATACGTTAGAATGTTAGACACACCCCTCAAACCCTTGATTTTACTGGTTTTTTTTGTCTAACATGGTAGTTAGATGCACGTTTTTCGTGTTAGCCTGCATGTTAGCCAATATACAAACGTAACAAAAAATACTGCAACACTAGCCTTGTTTTATGTGATATTTAAACAAATACTTTTTTCCTATGCAACTATGGTTATACAGATTTTTAGGATAACACCTGGCAAAAAAATAAGACTAACAGACGTTATTTGTTAACATGTTAGCCTCTTAAAAGTTTACATTGTTCTGCAATGTTGGCACGTTTCATGTTGTAAAAATTTGCAAAATGATGTAAAATATAAGTGCGTTCAAGGTGTGATGGGTGTTCCTGAACTGCATTGTTCTTTAAGTTTTCATAATTTTTAGCTCCTCTTTTGTTTTTACCCGATAGGCGATCGTTGTCTATCGGGTTTTTTATTGCAAAAAAATAGCCGCCCATTACTGGGCAACTTTCAAGTCGTGGATTTCCATAATTGCGTTATCATTTGATTTGTTTCTGGGGGGCTTGCGCCCCCTATTTTCTTCTATAAATTACTTTCAACTTGCTATATAACTCGTTTTTGGTTTTAAAAGATAATCTGTTATCTTTTTCAAGCATTTCAATAGCTTCTTTTACATCTTCTTTTGTATATAAGTCTTTGTTTTTGATTACTGCATAAGCGTGTTGCTTTGCGCTCTTCGTTTCTGTTGTTCTTCCTAAAATTTCATCCATCATATTTCTTACCTCCGTTTTTGCTTTGTTTTGTTTCCCTCTTGATAGTTATACTATACAACATTTGTTGCATAGTGTCAAGCCTTTTTGAAAACTTTTTCAAAAAAAGCCTACAAAGCTTCAATAGCCTTGTAAGCTCGTATTTTGACCATATAGTGACTTTATGCGTTTAGTGGTGTATTTGTGCCATAACGACCATATAAACAGAATATGGCTAAATTAGACTTGTTAAAATAGGATTCTCTTTTTCAAGCGTCTTTCGTTGTTCATCTGTTAGATTATTCGGATAATCTTCCCATAGGTTAAACATCTTTTCCCGGTCAAAAGAGAAAACCATTTCGCCCACTCTATCATCATCCAACCACCATACCTTATCATCTTCGTTGATTTTGTACCATTTCTCACTATTTGACATTTCCAGCAACCCCCTTCTTTTGCTTATCCGTAGCAGTATTAATATATCCCATAACGTCCTTAAATTCGTCGCTATCCTTGAAACTGTCAACCTCTATAAGATATACTTTTTTCTCCCATACTTTGCCATAAGAGCGATCTACCGTTTTTCTAGCGGCAAAACGTCCTTTTAACGTGTCCGCAGTTGTCCTATACTCTGTTTCAAAGTCGTTCCATCCGTTTAGCTCTTCATATCTCGATTGTAACTCTAAATATTGTGGACCGTTTTCAGTGTTTTTAACGATTGCTGCGTGTCTACCAACGGCAAAATAATATTCTTTATCATGCGGCAGATTTTTAATAATTTTTGCCGCATCCCCAGCCTCTTTTTTGACCATTTCAACCGTTCCTTTTACTCCGTCCAATGCAATCATTTTTTCGATATTTGAATTATACGAAAAGAATTCTCTACTCTTTCCGCCTCGGTAGTCTGTTACATCTAAACCAACCCTATTAGCAATATAAGCAAAAGCAAGTGAAGAACAAGAACCTTCTGTAATATCTCCGCCGCTCAACTTTGCTATAATTTCGTCAGTTGTCAAACTATTTTCAAGTTTCTTTACTTTATTATATGCAAC